CCCATATTTACCTCCGGTTTAAGGGTTATTTATATACTAAATATCCCATGTAATATAAGATGTCAATAGAAAATGGTCCCTCACACAGAAGAATGAAAACTATGTGAGGGAAGGGAGTGAATAACCTCTTTTTGATCGAGGCAATACTATCTATACACATAATCAATACAGAGTATAGTGTTTTTTGACCCTATTCTCTTTACAAAAACTCACTTACCCCCTTGTAGCGGCGTAGCAGTGTAGCAGTAGAGAAAATCACTATACATATCAATGATTTAAACCTCAATTTGATGCTACGTTGGTGCTACACCATAGAAATCAGGCGTAGCAGTAAATAATTAAAACCTTTATTTTCTGCCAATTTGAATTATAAGAATAATATGGATATTGATATCATTAGAGATAGATTAACCCCTAAACAAATTAAATTTTGTGTTTTGTTTGTTGAGCATGGAGAGGAAATGACAGCCAAAGATTGTGCAATCCAAGCAGGATATGCTGAATCAGTAGCCGCAAAGACTGCATCTGAACTTAGAAAAAAACCTCATGTGGCTGAGTATATTAGAGAACTTAGGAATCAAGAAGAAAAGAAATATGAAGTTAATCTTCATAGGCATTTGAAAAGATTAGATCAATTGAGTAAAGGTGCTGAGGATAAAGGCAATTGGAATGCGGCGGTTCAAGCTGAGAAATCTAGAGGTCAAGTGGCCGGTCTTTATATTGACCGAAAAGAGATTATGCATGGATCTATTGACCAGCTTAGTCGTGAAGAAGTGGATAAATTACTAACAGATATGGATAAGAAATTATCTATCGAAGGGAGCTTTGAAGTATTAGATGACGACAAAACCGGAGACAAAATTTTGGAAAAGGATAAAGGATAAGTTTACAAAAATTACCCTTACTAGAGTTGAGGCGATTACTCCTACAGGACTACCTGATTTAAACGCTTTTTTTATTGATAAAGAAAAAAGATGTCATGAATTTTGGATTGAGTTAAAGGTAAGTTCAGGTAATCAGATTAAGCTATCGCCAGGCCAAATATCGTGGCATATGCACAGATTTAAATTGGGTGCTAAATCAATTATCATGGCCAAGACCCTCCCTCGAAGAGGCATTGCCCTGTACTCTGGAGGAAGATCCAAGGACCTTGCGACCTATGGCTTGAACCTTGAACCCTGTGCCTTTTACCCTGAGCCTTGTGCCTGGCAGGAGCTTGAGTCTTGCCTCATGAACCTTGCGTCTTAAAGCTTGATCCTTGTGCCTTCTGTTATAACACCTGATGCACAGATCTTTACCTGATTTGGTGACAAGCATAAGCTCCAGGGAATAATCCCTGAAGCAATGATTGCATTCTTTAGTGAGCCGCATAGCTCACGTTTTCAATGTTGATATTCCAACAAGCCCGGCAAGACTTGCATTCGTTGCCTTGTTTATTGGCCGGGCAGCTGTAACCAATTGCTTTAGATTCTTTGTGAACTGTTGACGTTAGCCCCACGTTAGAGTGAGGCTTTCCATCAATCATCGTAGCGGATACCCGCACCGCTAGGTTTCCCGGGAGTGAATGACCCTCTTTTAAATAGGTCTTCAGGATCCCAGCTTCACGTGTTGGCAGCCAGTGTCTCACCTGAGGAGTGGCCATTGCTACCGCTACAATTTTCTTTAGATGCTCCAGGCTTTGTAGATCTCCTGAATCGTGCCATCTGAAATAAGGAATTTTTTTTGTATAGTTATTTATTAATAGAACCATCGACTCCACCCAATTGTCATTGGTGATAGATTCTAATCTGTTGGCGTGAGCTGCTTTCACGCCGGGAAAAGTATAGCGACCCTTCAATGCGTAACACATTGAACAAGTACTATTTTTTATTAGTCTAAGTTTAGATCCTACAGCGCAATCAAAAGCGCTCAGGCCATAAACCATATCCGGGCATCTTGGATGGTTTACTTAAACCGCCAACGTTTGCCCAAGCTTCTTTAATATTCATAAGTCACTCCTTTATCATTATATAAGATCTTATGGGAGCAATGTCAACTAAAAAAAATAATTATTTACTTGACTATGGGATAAAAAGGGATTATAGTAAATCAATAATTAAAGGAGTGAATTATGAACTTAACTATAGAAATAAGAAATGTATATGGAAACGAATTGGTGTATCCGATATGTGAAAAAGCTAAAAAACTTTGTAGTTTAACTGGCCAAAAAACTTTTAATAAATATGATATTAGCACATTAAAAAGTTTAGGTTATACTTTCACACAGAATAAAAAAGAATTATAATTAGATCCTTGTGGCCTGGGCCTTGCGCCCGGGTCCTTGTTCCTTGTGTCCTTTTATAAATTTAAAAAGTAAAAATTTATTTTTTCCTTGATCCTTGTTCCTTGTTTTTTTTTTAATATAGAGCCACCATAGCGCTTTAAGTCATGGTGGCTCTTTTGGGCTGGTGGGTATACACTAGAAATTAATCGTTTTAACACCAGTCCAAAACTCTTAAATTTATTCTTCCTTATTGTCGTAATCAATCAATTCATAATCATAACCAGGGGGCAAGTCTGTCACATCTAACAGACAACCCCCTTCTATATATATTTTAATAGTTTTATTAGTGCTCATTCTTTTCCTTCCTCAATATCGACAACAAAGTTTACTCTTACTAAACCCTCTGTATCAGTAAAGATATCAAACTCTACATCATGAAATGTAGAGTCTAATATTTTTAATAGTTCATGCTCTTTCATATAGATGGAATTCTCCTGTTAAATTTTTTATAAAAAAGATAATCTATAATCTTGTGCCTTCTCTTGAATTCTTTCCAACTATATTCCTTACCCTCATAATTTTTAGGAAGATACTTTTTTAATAAGTATGACATATATTTGTCTGCATTCATAATTCACTCCTTTTTTTAAAATTAATAGTTGACATTACATAAGATATATCCCATAGTCAAGTATTAATTAACCATAACAGAGGAGTGTATTATGGCTGAGATGAAAGTATATCAACGGGAACATTTTGAAAGAAAAATAAGAGACCTTTTAAGCCCTGAGATTGAAAAAGAAGAGATGTTATTATCATCAACTATTGCTGATATGACAGAGTCGGCTGAGAAAAACTTAGCAAAAAAAATCGGGGCAGATAAGATTATCAATGAACTTGAACTTGCTGAAATAAATTTAGAAAAAGCAAGAAGCAAGGCAACAAGTTTTTTTAGACAAGCGTCTAGGAAGCGGGTATCATTTAAAAAATCTTTATCGTATAATTTTGAATACAAAGATAATTCAAAAGATATAACGCCAAAGTATTGTAGAGAACAGATTAGAACTTGGGCTCATAAACTTGCTGAAAAAGAAGCTGAGAAGCTACCTATTGGCAGACGTATTAGTTATCTTAAAGCAGTACAAACCAATGCTCAAGATACTATTATGGAATGTCATGTTGGTACTGAGTTAAAGAATATGTTAGGCGATATCTTGAAACCTTTAGGTTTAGCTTGGCAGCGACCACTACCTGCGATTGCCCCACCAAGTAAGGACATACCTGAAGATTAAGAGTTTTAATTGCAACATCAGGCGTAAAGCATGGATATACTTGCCACCATGTGAGCAGTTAAAAATAAGGGGGAATATATAATAAGCGTTAGAGCTTAACGTATTCCCCCCTTTTTCTTTGAAAATGTGATCCAAAATTTAATTAGTTTTATTGTGTCTTGCGACTTCTCGCATTAAATCATTAACTTTATCCAACCAAATTCTTTCAAGCCAAGCGCATGTGCCTTTTGACCTTGCAGCTTGTGCCTTCATTTTAACAGCTCGTTCCTGCAGCTCTTCTTCAGTATAATAAATTCCCTTATATAATTTAATCATATTCACTTCTTTAATTTAATTGGGGCGCTTGATTGCGCCCCAAGTCTTTAGTCTAGTAATACCATGTATGCTTTAGGATTAAATTTTATAAACCAATCTAATCCAAGTCTGTGATTTTCCCAATCTTTCAAAGTCTCGCAACCCATAAGCGTATCATAAATTGAAAGTTCAAGTGCATTAAGTTCAATGCTATCACCACCAAATCTATTTTGTACAGTTGCTCCATTGTCATAAATTGGGATAGCCACCTTAAAAGGTGGCTTATCTTTTACTAGTTTAATTTTCATCTTTTTTAACCCTAAGATTTTTTACGTTAAAATCTAAGTCCTCTAGCCATGAAGTTATTTCATCTTCGATGGTTTTTATTTCATCTTTATAACTTTCCTCATAAGTATTTTCTTCTAAGAAAAAGTTTTTATTTTTGGCTTCTAGCTCAAAGTTAATATTAAATTTAATCATCGTTGCTCCTGTAAAAATGTTTTAAGTTCTTCAAGTCTATCAGAATTAAAACCAGCGTCTGTATCGTCCATTTCTTTGGTACCAACATCCCAATTCCATTCATCAAGTAAATCTTCTAAGCAATGGAAAAAATGCAGTTCGCTATTAAACGAACTGCCTTTTTTTAATTCAACTTTAATTTTCATTCCCAAACTCCATGCTCCATAGCCATTTCATAGTTATACTCATTTACCATATCATCAATTATTACATCGACTTCTTCTTGAGTATAACCTTGGCTACGAAGTAGAGCACGTTGCTCTACTTCCCATTCGTTCTCTACTTGCTCTTTTAATTCAAGAGCTAGACTTTTCATTTTACCCATTCAATACCTCCGATTTTTAAACTAGTAATAGTATCAAGGTTAATAGACCTCCAAGCTTTTCTCGGATTGTCTTTATTCTTCTTTAAAATGTTTACATCTATTACTTCTAATAAATGCTCACGATTTCCAAGAAGTTCCCCACCAGCAAAGAACTTATCTGCTTTAGGTAATTTGCATAACATAGTTCTATTTGTTTTATCTGCTTTCACGAATGAAACAGAAAACATTTTTGTACCTATGCTATCTCTTAATATTTTTTTTATAAACATAATCACTCCATAGTTTTTGTTTATAAATATCCTATAACATTTTATATAATCTCATGTCAAATAAATAATTAATTTTTACTGGCTTTTCCCAGTTCTTTTTCCTACTTATCCACAGCAAGAAAAGGAGTGTCATTTTCACATCTTGCGCATTTAAAAAATCAGAAAAGGGGGAACCCCTAAAAAAGACCGTAGGTCTATATAGTTCTCTATATATATACTGTTTTACTCATATAGACTTTATGGTATAAACATCGGATGGCTGACCTTAATGCTTTTAAGAGGCTAACTAATTTTGATAATTT